AAGATCATCCCAGTCGAAGTCTAAGTAAAGTCTGTTTGAATGCTCATTCCATTTAACTCTTCTATTTGCTTGAGAGTTAGTCACGAAGTCAAGAGTCTCTAAGTATTGAGATGTTAGGAAGTAATGTAATATCTGTCCATGTGTCATGGAGTAGATATCATTTAAGAATATTTGATATTTAATATTGAAAATATTACCAGGTACTATACTTGATGCACCTATGTTTGTATATACATGATTGATACCTAAAGTACCAGGTGGTGTAGAAACATAATTATCTTGTCCATACCAAGGAGTTGATCCTTCTTGAGTAAATCCTTTTGCTTGTGTCTTAATAGCATCAGTGACCTCTATTCTCATGAAGGTTTGAAAACTACCATTGTAATGGTATTCTTGATAGTAATCTATTGCTTCTTCTACCAAATCATCCAGCTGCTCAGTGGCAACGTTAATGTCTATCGTAGGAAATCCTAATCTACGAAGAGCATAGTCTTTTAATTCTGTTTTACTTGCAGGTCTTGTAGCAGACATAGTTTATTAACCGAATGAACTGATAGTTAAGTTAGTTACATCATTAGCACCAACTGTTTCTCCTTTCTTGAAGAATCCAGATACATTATCAACTGTGACAGATGTGGAATCCATGGCTGTTATAACTCCCGAACTGTTGGAAGTTGTTCCAGTCAGTGTTGCTCCAATCTCCATAGTTGTGATGTCGGATAGACTGAAGGTAGCATTAGTGAATACAGTTGCAACGTTAACAGTTGCGTTAGTAAAGATTGTAGCAATGTCAATTGTAGCTCCATTTCCGTGAATCTCTGATACTGGGATTGTACATCCATTTCCGTGTATGGCAGATACTGGGATTGTGCATCCATTACCATGAATTGCTGTTGCATCGAATGTAAGAGCAGCACCACCGCCACCACCAAGTTGAGCATCAGCAATTGTGATTGTCTCATTAACAATGAAACCAGATCCATCATCTGTGACAGTAATGGAATCAACAGTACCACCGACTCCAATCACAACGGTGAATGTTGCATTAGCACCTGATGCCTGAGTAATATAATCAGATGTTCCTATAGTATAAGTGCCAGGTGATCTTTGTGAATCAGTTGCACCAAAGTTTCCTACAGTTTTAATACCAGATGCATTAGCGTTAACAATAGTTATAACTTCGGATGCTGCATATCCAGATCCATCGTCATTAATTGTAACTCCTGTCACAACTCCATTATCTACAGTTAAGTCTACAGTTAATGAAGTACCAGATCCAGATGATGTGGTAGCAATTGCAGATCCTGCTGCATATCCTGTTCCTCCTGTGGCAATAGTTCCTAGAGTTTTAACTCCACCTGAGTTAGCATTTACGATTGTAATAGTATCTGAAGCTGTATATCCAGATCCATCATCATTAATTGCTACTGCTGTAATCGCACCAGAGGCATCTACAGATGATATGTCAACGGTAAAGTTTGAACCAGATCCATCATTGGTTGTTGCGATTGCAGTTCCAGTTGCGTATCCTGTTCCTGCAGTAGCGATAGATCCAAGTGTCTTAACACCAGATGCATTAGCATTTACGATTGTAATAGTATCATCAACTGCGTATCCAGATCCTGCACCATTTATTGCTACACCTGTGACAACTCCGTTTGAAGTTGTTAAGTCAAGTGTTAAACCAGATCCAGAACCAACAGTTGTTGTAGCAATGGCAGTTCCGTTTGCATATCCTGTACCACCTACAAGTGTGTCAACTGTCGCTGCACCACCTGCGTTAGGGTTCGTAATTGTGATTGTATCACCTGCAACATATCCTGTTCCTGCAGCATTAATAGCAACGTTTGTTATTGCTCCGTTTCCATCGACTGTAGTATTAACTGTTAGGGCATCATCACCAGATCCAGAGTTTGTTGTAGCAACACCAGTTCCTGCTGAAAATCCACCAACACCACCAGATAATGTACCCAAGTTAAGAGTATCAACACCACCAAGATTGGAGTTAGGAATTGTTATTGTTTCTCCTATCACATAATCAGTTCCTGCTTGATTCAATGCAATTGCTGTAATAGCACCATCAGCATTTACTGTAGTATCAACTGTCAATCCAGTTCCTAATGCAGATGCTGTTGTGGCAACGTTAGTGCCAGCTGTGTATCCACCAACACCATTTGATGTTATTGATCCAAGAGTGACAACTGAACCAGGTGTAGGATCACCAGATAGATTTAGTTTTAATGTAGTAGAAGTTGCAAGATTATTCAACATCGCTTTTAGTTGCTCAAACGCATGATCAAGTTTTGTTTGTACTCTTGCTTCTGTATGATATAGATTAGTTCCTTCTGAAAGGTCTGTAGTAGACTTCTGACTTAGATCTAAGTTTGCACCAGTCGCAGCAGCAACTCTTGCATCTGCTCTAGTATCTGTAAAGAATACGTTTGTAGATCCTTCAGTTATATTATCAGTATTAATATCTGATTGAGTTACAGCAAGTCCACCTGCACCATCGTGCTCAATACCAGTTCCGTATGTAAAGTGTGATCTTGTTCTAGAAGCAGTAGTAAAGAGATTTGTTGATCCTTCAGTTACATTATCTGTGTTAATCTCAGACTGAGTGACAGATATAGTTCCTGATCCATCATGCTCAATACCTGTACCATAAGTAAAGTGAGTTCTAGTTCTTGCAGCAGTAGTGAATAGATTTGTAGATCCCTCAGTAACATTGTCAGTACTAATATCTGACTGAGTTACAGATAGACCACCTGAACCATCATGTGCAATACCTGTACCATAAGTAAAGTGACCTCTAGTTCTAGAAGCAGTGGTAAAGAGATTAGTTGTTCCTTCTACTAAATTATCTGTATCAAACTCTGTAAAGTCTATTGCTAGATCAGCAGATGTTAGTTTAATACCTGTGCCATATGTAAAGTGTGATCTTGTTCTAGAAGCAGTCGTAAAGAGATTTGTTGATCCTTCTACAATACTATCACTATCAAAC